TCTATACCATCTACCCTCGGTGGAACGACAGAAGGTGTTGTATTGAAACTTGACAATGGAAGCTTTTACAAGATTGTTCAAGCTGATCAATATAGTTCTGATGTCAGAGGTGCCAAGAAAGATTTGTACAAGTTGGAACCAGAAGCGGCTACGGCATATTTCCAACAAATCAGAGCACTCATTCAAAAGGTGTTTGATTCAATTGGCACCGAGGGCAAGACGGAGGAAGATATCATTTCAGACACAAACTTTTATATTGCGAAAAATGAAAAGAGTTTGGGTAAGTTCTTTGGTGCATTGCAACAGATTGCAGGAAACAAAAAGAACCTTGTTCAGATCAAGGATGACATACATGATACGGTTCGTCTCATGACAGCAAAGCAGCAATTGCTTGGATCAAAGACAAAATCAATTGCTCTTCTTCCTATCGCTGGCAAGCCGTTGCACATAGGACATTGGAAACTTATTGAAAAAGCGGCCAATGAAAATGACAATGTTGTTGTTTATACATCCACCACGGATCGTCTGCGTAAAGGAGAATTTCCAATCTATGGCGATGATTTTGTCAGAATATGGAGCGACATGTTCATTCCATCATTGCCAAAGAACGTGAAGGTCAAGTTTGTTGATTCTCCATTGAGATCTGTCATGCATGAACTTGGATGGTTTGAACAAAGATTGACACAGGATGCCGCCAATATTCCAACAATCAATCTGTATTCAGACAAGGAAGATGTTGAGTCAAATTTCAAACAGGAAGATCTAAACAAGTATCCAGAACTTTTGAAGGCTGGCAAAATAAACAAAGTTGGAGTTGAAAGAACATCCACCGTGAATGTCAGCGGAACAAAGATGAGAGAGTTCTTGCAGAACAATGACAAAGCATCATTCGTGAAATATCTTCCTCCAGTATCAAACAAGGACAAAGAGGAAATATGGGACATTCTTTCTTCTCGCAGACCAAGTGATCTTGCTGAAATCAATCCATATGCTGCGTTGGCCGAACAAGTTATCAATGAAGTTGCCAATGAAATATTGAATGAAGGTGGTTGGAGAAATCCCGAAACACAAGAATGGGAAGTTACTCCACAGATTGTATCAAAAATTGTGAGCGCCACAGAGGAATTTCTATCGGCATTCAATGCATGGTCTGGTCTGCCAGCGTTGAAAACAAAAGGTCCAACAGGCAGTGGAAAGTATTACAAGGACGATTTGAACAAAAAGGATGTTGTGTATGGAGATGTGGACATTCAGATGGTGTTACCAGTTGAAAGCAATGAAAGAAAAGACCAACTTGAAGCCAACAAGCTTTTCAGCGACAAGATCAGAGAGTTTGTAAAAACAAAGAAGCCAAGTTATATTCAAGACGCCACAAATGATCCAGATTTCGGACTTGGATATTTGATTTTCAACATTGATGGATACAAGATACAAGTTGATCTTGTATTATCATATACGGTATCAGCGGATTGGACAAGCACCAGAACAACTCCAGAAAAAGGATTGAAAGGATTTGTCACAGGAATGGTACTGAGCGCACTTGCTGATACATTGAATGTGGTATTGGGGTCCAGTACAAACCCATATGTCAACACACTGAATGGAAAGGTTGTGCCATCGACTGTAAAGAAGAACGCAGTGCAGAAATTCTTCAAGCCAAATGAGGTGTTTGCTGATATCGTAAGATTTTATTCAAATGATGAAAATGCAAATGTATCGGCATTAGTCGGTCATATGGGATTGGACGCAAACGATCCTTCATTAAAAAAGAAACTTGAAACCGTTGTTGCTTTGGCAAATGCCTTTGAACAAAATGGAGTATTTGAGGCGGGAACAATAACATCCAAGGACGGTACATCAATCAGAAGCAGAAAACAATTTGTTGATCGTGTAAGAAACACATATATTGATATGATGAAGCGAGCAAAAATAGCCAAGAAACTTGAAAAAGCACAAACACCAAGCGCCATGAGAACAATAGAAAAAATAAAAAATCATGCCGATCTGGGAATACAGATGGCAAACGAACTCATCAAAGAACATTATGTACTGCTGATGGAGTCTGGTAAATCAATCGCCGCCGTCGATCCAAAGACGCCGAAGATGGTCAACGGTCAACCAGCACAGGCAACAACCAAGCTCAGAATCGTTGATCCACAAGGCAAGGACATACATTCATCAGTGTCAAAGGACATCAAGGATCTTGTATATGCATTAAATAGCAAGGTTAATTTTTGGAAGAAAAATAATCCATATATTGAAAATGGATTCATCTTCAATGGAAGTTCACAGTTCCTCATGGATCCAAAAAAGTTTGGTGTGTTGAGCAAATACAAGGATTCGTTTGGCGACATTGATGTGATCATTCCAAAATCCAAGTTGGATGCATTGGAAACATTCTTGGACAGTATTGATGACAATCAAGTTGATTGGAAACCAACATCGCAAAACAAATTGTCCAATGGATTTTATTATGTTGGTCGCACAAAGAGTTATGCGTCAATTCCAGATCAGCTTGTGACACTTTGGTATTATGCCCCAATCAAGCAGGTTGTTCAGGTTGACTTTGAAGGAGATGAAATGTTTCTTGATCCACAGGGATATGAAAAGCCAAGCGAATGGACAAAATTCAGCAAGGATTCTCCGTGGGAAGATTTGACAATGGGAATCAAAGGATTGGCGGGAGCATTATTGCTTCGTTCACTTACCAGAGCAACAACGGTTTTACCAAATGCGGTTGTGTTGACTCCGGGAGCAGTAAAGAAAGTTCAAGCTGGAACCGTAAAGGAGCTTACAGACAAGGAAGTAACAAAGGCCGCACAGCACACTGTTCCATCGGCTTATACATTGAATACTGGTGGCGGTGGGACTGGCATCCGCAAAGCATATGAACTTGTCAAGACCATGCCATACAATGGAAAAATGGTGGACGCATACAGATTCGTTGAAGCAAAAGAAACAAAGCCAGAAGACAGAATTACGGACGTGGGTAGAATATTTGAGATGTTGTTTGGAAAAAAAGCAACAACTGAAGAAAGGGCAGAGTTCAGAAGCTATCAAGGACTACTGAGATTGATGAAAAAATATCTGAGTAAGAATACAATAGACCTTGCAATGGGTCGTTTCACTGAAATATTGGCTGGAGAAGGGTTAAGTCCAAAAGAATATGCTGCCGTGCAAAAAGCCACAAAAGATATTCTTGGAATGTCCATATAATAAAAAGCGCGGCTGTCTATTATGAACTTTGCCGCATATATATGTTAAAGGTTTTATAAAATATGAAGAAAAATATTGATATTGTACAGGATTATCTAAATGGCGAGCGCCCTATAATTCAAGTCGGATATAGGGGTGATATGGACAAATATATCATACGCAAAGTTGGTGAACGATGGACAGATGCGAGCGGGAAAGAATGGGAACAGAAGAATTATGGACCCGTTGCCGTGACGAGAGTTTCGGATATTATCCGCGAAGAAATGAATGAGAAATGTGTATGTTGTAAAAAAGAAATACGATGGGGAACAAGACAAGATCGTAAAATGTATTATCGTACAAAGAAATGTTTGGATTGTGTTGTTGAAGAAGAAACTCAATTAAAGATCAAAGGAAAATACAAATTGTATGAGACCAAGAAACTTATTGAGAACGAACTATCATATTTAAATGATATTCGCCATAAGCTAAAAGAAAGCAAGGATTATCTTGAAAGTGAAGATTCGAAGACTCTTACATGGGCAAATTCAACGGGTATGGTTGAAGAATGGAGTAATGAGGCTCGTGGAGAACTGCTTGAAAGTGTTAAAAAGGATTTTGTTACATGTCTAAAAAAGATCAAAGCCGCTGAAAAAGAATTAAAAAAGGCCAATGACGAAATTAACAAAGTTCTTACCTCAAGCTAACTTAATATTGGCAATTGCCGAGCGAATAGCAAACAAACATCCAAATGTTAAGGGTGCCTGTGAGCTTATTGCCAAAGACCTTACCAAAGAACTTAGAAGTAGAGGAGTAAATGCAAAACATGTTGTTGGAAATTTCACATTGGATGAACCAGATGCAGAACAATATATGGAATGTGATTGTTGGGATGGGCAGGATGAATATGAAGTAAATCATGATTGGGTTGAGGTAGAAGGAAAGATTCTTGATGTTTCGGCGAAGCAATTCAGAAAAAGTGTAACGGAATATATTCCGAATATTGTGCACATCGGTTATTCTGACCCACTTCATAAAAGATACAAATTCTTAAACTATTATGGCGACGACAAAGAATCTTAAAGATGTAATCAGAGAAGAATACATCAAGTGCGCCAAGGATCCAATATACTTCATGAAGAAGTATGTTAAGATTCAACATCCTACACGCGGCACTTTGCCATTTATTACATATCCATTTCAAGATAAGGCTTTGGAAGACTTTGTAAAGCATAATCAAAACATCATTCTCAAAAGTCGTCAGATGGGAATTACAACATTGGTAGCTGGATATAGTATATGGTTGATGACTTTCCATAATGACAAGCAGATCTTATGCTTGAGTATTACACAAGAAACATCCAAAGCAATTGTAACCAAAGTAAGATTTGCAAACGACAATCTTCCAAGTTGGCTAAAGGTTCCCGCCGTTGAAGATAATAGGTTGTCTCTAAAACTAAAGAATGGGTCAGAAATCAAAGCAGCAAGTAGTGCTGGAACATCTGGTCGTTCCAGTGCTTTGTCATTGCTTGTAGTGGACGAAGCCGCATTTATTGATAACATAGAAGAAATTTGGTTATCATCTCAATACACATTATCAACGGGTGGTAAAGCAATCATACTATCAACACCAAATGGTGTAGGAAATTGGTTTCATAAGATGTGGACAGAAAGTGAAGAAGGACTGAATAGCATGAATAGAATCAGTCTACCTTGGCATCTTCATCCAGAACGAGATCAAAAATGGAGAGATGAACAAACAAAACTCTCAGGTGAAAGAGGTGCTGCACAGGAATGTGATTGTGAATTCAGCACATCCGGCAATACTGTAATTGAAATTCCAATACTTGAATGGTACAGTAAGAACCAAGTAATAGAACCGATTGAAAAGCGAGGAATGGACAGAGGCTATTGGATATTTAAATATCCAGAAGCTGGAAAATCATATATGGTGAGCGCCGACGTAGCCCGTGGTGATGCATCAGATTATAGCGCCGCTCAAATATTGGATATTGAAACGATGGAGCAAGTGGCAGAATATAAAGGAAAATTGCCAACCAAAGAATATGCTCGTGCACTAATCACAATGGCAACAGAATATAATAATGCACTGCTTGTGATAGAAAACGCAAATGTTGGTTGGGCAGTCATACAGGAAGTATTGGACAACAATTATCCAAATCTATTTTATAGTTCATCGGATCTGCAATATGTTGATGTTGAAAATCAAATGAGCAATAAATTGAATGCGCAAGAAAAGAAGATGACTCCGGGGTTCACCACCTCAAACAAGTCCAAACCGCTTCTAATATCAAAGCTTGAAAGTTATTTCAGAAATAAGGAAGTTATTATTCATAGTAAAAGATTGGTTGAAGAATTACAAGTGTTTATATGGAAAAGCGGCGCAGTATCATCAAAGGCAGAAGCAATGGATGGATATAATGACGACCTTGTTATGTCGTTGGGAATTGGACTTTGGATACGAGATGTTGCGCTACGACTAAGAAAAGATTCAGAAACTATAACAAGAACCATACTTGACAAAATAGGATCTACTTCAAATGAACAAGTAAAAGGTAACATGCAATCCTTGTATAGAAATACAAATCCATTTGGAACGCAGCCAAACCCGTGGCAAATGAAAGTTGGTGGTCATGGCTCAAGTCAGCAACCAATCGACTTAACGTGGTTATTAAAATGATTATCTTATAAAAATATAACGAGTATATATTTATACTTTAGGCGCTCATATATATACAATACTTATGGCTGAACAAAAAGACTTATTTAGTAGACTCAAAAAGATGTTCTCTACGGACGTTATTGTTCGTAATGTGGGCGGCAAGAAAATTAAAGTTGTAGATACGGATGAAATACAATATGCAACAGACAGAAATAGTTTGCGCGACCGTTTTAATCGCTTAAGAAGTTCAACATATAATCTTCATAATCGCGATTTGAGCATGGCATATCAGTCAAGCCGTCTTGAGTTATTCAGAGATTATGATGTAATGGACATGGATCCTATTATCGCGTCTGCATTGGACATATATAGCGATGAATGTCTTGTACCAAGTGAATTTGGAAATGTTCTTACCATTCGATCCAAGAATGAAAACATCAAGCGGATCCTTCATAATTTGTTCTATGACATAATGAATGTCGAGTTCAATATGTGGAGTTGGACTCGTAATATGTGCAAATATGGAGATTTCTTTTTGCGCATGGAAATATCACCCGAATATGGTGTATATCTTGTTCATCCAATAAGTCCATATGAAATCACTCGCATAGAAGGAAGTGACCCGAAAAATATCAATTATGTGAAATATCAACACGATGGTGTTGGCGGAGGAATGGAATATGAAAATTTTGAAATAGCACACTTCAGATTGCTGAGTGACAGTAATTTCCTTCCATACGGAAAATCAATGGTTGAACCTGCACGTCGTGTGTGGAAGCAATTGAGCTTAATGGAAGACGCGATGCTTATTCATCGTATCATGCGTGCACCAGAAAAGAGAATATTCTCAATTGACGTTGGTAATATTCCTCCTGCCGATATTGACACGGCGATGCAAAAAATTATCAGCCAAGTTAGGAAAGTTCCATACATTGATGAGAAAACAGGAGATTATAATCTAAGATTCAATCTCAACAACATGATTGAAGACTTTTATCTACCCGTTCGCGGTAGTGATAGTGGAACAAAGATAGATACGTTACCGGGAATGGAATTCACCGGTATTGATGATCTTGAGTATATTAGAAATAAAATGATGGCCGCACTCAAGATTCCAAAGGCGTTTCTTGGATATGAAGAAGGATTAAGTGGTAAAGCGACACTTGCTGCTGAAGATGTAAGATTTGCTCGTACTATTGGACGCATTCAGCGCATTCTTATTTCCGAACTAACGAAAATCGCAATTGTTCATTTGTATGTTCAAGGATATCAAGATGCATCTCTTGTTGACTTTGAATTGGAACTCAGTAATCCAAGCACAATCTTTGAACAAGAAAAATTGGAAATTTGGCAAAATAAAATCAATCTTGCGTCGGATATGAAAGAAAGCAATATGTTTAGCAAGACGTGGATGTATAACAATATATTCAATATGTCAGACGCCGATATTGAAACATTGCAGAATGAGGTTGTTGGTGATAAAAAAGAAGAATGGAGATTGCAACAAATTACCGACGAGGGGAGCGATCCTGCGTTTGCAACTGGTGGCGGTGAAGGTACTACTGGCGGAGGTGGTGCGGCACCTGAACTTGGTGGCGGTGAAGGTGGTGGGGCGGAGTCTGGCGGAGAAGCTGGTGGAGAAGCTGGTGGATTACCACCTCTTGAAGAAGAACAGAACGCCGACGAAGCTATTATTGACGAAGAAACAAGAAAAGATCGTGAACGCGGAAATCGCGATCAAACAGGAAACAAGGAAAAATATACATCTTCGCATACCAAAAATTTTGGAGAAGATCCTCTTGGTAACAAAGAAAACAAAGAAAAATCAAAAACAGAACGCAGAACTCGTCATATATACAGAGGCAATGGATTGTCTTTGGCCGAGGATCTGAAAAATATAAAAAACTCCTTGAAGAACAAAAATGGCAACAAACAAAAAAAGGTGATTACTGAAAGAAAATCGATGTTGGATGAATCTAATATCATTGAAGAGGATAAACCACTCTAAAATTGGGGTTTTTATCATCCATGCTCATATTTATAAATAATAAAATTGTATGAAGAAGCTGAAACACTCTAAGTATAAGAATGCTGGTATACTATTCGAACTGTTGGTGCGTCAAGTTACCGCCGACATTCTTAACGGTCAAGAGGATTCAAAAGCAAATGGTATTCTACGCAAGTATTTCAGCGAGTCCACAGAGCTTGGTAAGGAAAACAGACTGTACAGAATCATCTTGGAAGAAAAATCAAAGGACACATCATCCGCTGACAGACTTCTTGAAACCATTCTTCGCACACGAAAAAAGCTTGATGAAAAGACACTAAGTGTGCAGAAATATAATTTGGTAAAGGAGATCAGTGAGAATTATCCAATTGATTCATTTTTAAAAGGCAACATTTCGAATTACAAACTTCTTGCCAGCATATACAAGGTTTTTGACGAGTGTGTGAATGAAGTTGTTTGTGACCCACGTGAAATTTTCCAAGCTCGCAGTTGCATCGTTGAGAATATCATAGCAAACAAGACGCCGACTCGTCTTGTAAGTGAAGATGAAAAGAAGGATCTTATCAAGACATATCAGCAACAGAATGAAGATGTTCGTCTTCTTGCATACAAGCTGCTTGTTGATTCATTCAATGAAAAATATAAAGGATTGGATGAAAAGCAGAAAGTGCTCATTCGCGAATATATCAACAATGTAAGCAACACAAATTCGTTGCGTGAATATATCAATACCGAAGTTCCTCTTGTTCGCGCACAAATAGCCGAATTAAAGACCAAGATCGACAATGATGTTATCAAAATCAAACTTGATGAAACACTAAATCAGTTGGACAAGATCACCAAGGGCACACTTGTAAAAGAAAATCAGATCATGGCAATGTTGCTCAGTTATGAACTGATCAAAGAACTTAAGAACCTCAAATAATATAATACTATGAACAAGTCTGAACTAAGGAAAATGATTAGAGAAACGATTGAAGATGTTAGATTAGAAGCTAAAGCCAATGCTGCTCCATCTGGTGCAACATACACATTCAATCAGTTGAACAAGCTCATGAAGAGCAAGAAGGCCGTTGTTCTTATCAAAAATGAATATGACGGTGAGATGATCGTCGTATCCGATGAAGATGGATTTTTCATGCAAGAGAACGATGATGGTGATAATACTGTTCATACAACCGACGGTCAAACATTGTATGAATATGGTGCTGAGTTCACCGAAATATATGTTGCTCAAAAAGTAAATCTCAAATAATGAAAGACGCCAAACAGATCATCCGTGAACTTGTTGAAGAAGTCATTGAAGAAATGACAGCTACTGGTGCTGTTGCTGGATATATGACTCCGG